TTGGTAATCTATTTGCAGGATTTTTTGCAAATGGAGGAATGATACCTGCAGGATCATTTGGTGTTGTAGGTGAAAGAGGTCCTGAACTGGTAAGTGGACCTGCTCAAGTTACGCCTATCACAGCAGGTGGCAATGTAACATATAATATAAACGCAGTTGATGCTTCAAGTTTCAAACAGTTGGTTGCAAGAGACCCACAGTTTATTCATGCAATAGCACAACAAGGTGCACGTAAAGTGCCAGGGAGAAGATAGATGAGTTTTCAATATGCATTCAACAACGCAACTGCACTGTCAATAGATAGATTAGACACAGTTGCATCAACACAAGCACGTGATGGCACAGTGAAAGCAGTCAGTCGTGGTACACCTAAAAAGATATTCACAGTTCAACTACCTGATGGACCTAAATGGGCAGACGAACGTGCAAGTATAGAAGCAATGGAAACATTGGACAAACATACAACAGATTCAATTTCAATACCATATGCAACACACCCATGGTATTACTCAAATGTTGCACCATCAAGTGATGAAAGTTACACAGTTTTGTGTATAGAGTTCCCACAGTGGACAGTGTTTGGTAATCAACAGATTAGATGGAGTGGCCCATTTGTATTTGTGGAGGTTTAAGGAATGGCAAGTTTAACGTCTTTTACAGCAGTAAAGACAAACCTATTTGTAAAATTAACAGTTGAAGAATATAGATCAACTTCTTCTGGTAGTTATGCACAACAAGAATTTAAATTTACAGACAGCGATGTAGCAGTTACTATTGACAGTGACAATTATACACCTCTTGGTGAATTGTTAAAAATTACACCAACTACAAGTGAAATACGTCCCAGCAGTGACAGTATTACAGTTAGTATCAGCGGTGTTCCTTCTGGTAATATCACAGACATCTTATACAGCAAAGTAAAAGGCAGTAAGATAGAAGTGCGTAGACAGTTTAGACAAGTTGACGATACATTTATTTCTACACAAGGTTACTTTTTTGGCAGAGTAAACAATTGGAGTTTACAAGAAGAATTTTCAGTGGCAGACAGAACTGCCTCTAACATTATCTTGTTTGAATGCTCTAATCAATTCAGCGTTCTAAAAGAAAAGATTAGTGGTAGACTTACTAATCCAACCAGCAACAAACGTTTCTTTCCAAATGACACAGGAATGGATAGAGTGCCAATCATCAAAGGCACAAGTCTTGATTTTGGAGCACCACAATGAGTTTTCTAAACAATATAAAAAGTTTTGGCAAGAAAGCATTAGGGTTTGTCACAGGTGATAGTATTGGAGGAACACTGGCAAGAACTGCTCTTTTAGGTTATGCTCTTAATCGTGTTCTTAAGAGTGCTAACAAAGGCAACCAAGGTATACAAGACAAAGGTGTTCAAATTGCAATTGATCCTGACACAAACTACAGTGTGCCTGTGTTGTATGGCAGTGCATTTGTGCCAGGCAAAATTATAGATGCACATTTGGACAGTTCAAATAAGAATATGTATTTGGCAGTTGTGTTATGTGAAAAAACAGGCAATCTAATAGATGGAACAGCAAGTGCAATAACATTTGAAGAAGCGTACATAGACAATTTTAGGTTAGGTTTTCAAAGCGATGGTGTTACAGTAAAAAACATATACGATGATGATCAAAACGCCAGCACAGTATGGAATGGTTTGATTAAGGTATATCCTTTCAACAATGGTAGCACTTCACCTACTACATTTTCAAGTGAAAGCACAGGTAATACATCAAATGCCTATGACATATTTCCAGGTTGGACATCTACCAACACATTGGACAATCTTGCATTCGCAATAATAAAATTGACTTATAATAAAAAACAAAAATTAACCAGCGTTGGTAAAGATATAAAATTTAAACTAACAAATTCAATGACACAACCTGGTGACGTAATGAATGACTATCTGCAAAACACACGTTATGGTGCAGGTATAGACAGCAGTGAGATAGATATACAATAATGGCTACACTACAAGAATTAAACACATTTGCAAATGGTACTGTAACTTTTACAGACAGTCGCCCCAGTGACGTTATCTTCAATTTTCCTACTGCTGTTAATTTGACAGATCAGTCAATTACAACACAGACTTTTACACTGCAAAGAACCATAGACATTATAGAAATAATTCAACCTACACAAACATTAATAACATTTGAAATTGATGTTAGTGCTATCAGTGGCACAACAGTTGCATTTGGTAGTTTACCTGCAGGGGTTACTGTTACAAGTAGCGGTGGCGTATTCACTGTTAGTGGTATTGACAGCGTGAGTGATTGGGAAGCAGTAAGAGCACCTACAATTACGTTGCCAAGTTCAGACCACCAAGGTGCATTTGAATATACCTGCACTATCAGTTATACCAACGATGGTAGCAGACGTAATCAACAATGGAGTGTAGGAACATTTAAAACAGTTGCAGTTCTTAGTTCAACCAGCACACTTTCTTGTGCTATAGAACGTCCTATAAGAGGATTCAGTGCTCATCCTATCATGGCAATAAGAGTAAATGAAGCAGACTTTGAAAAAGTTATACTTGCAAGATTCTCTGTTGATGTTACAGCAGGTGCTATATTTGATCCTTCAACAACTATTACTGCACAATCTACATTAACAGCAGTAGCAACCAAATATGGTGGATTTGGCACAGTAACACAGTACGTAAATCCACAAGCAGGTGCATTCAGTAGCAATAACCAGTTTGGTAGATATATACGTGCTCGTTCAAACGAACAAGATAACAGAATAAACAGTTCGCCATTTGCACCTGGATGGACAGGATTTATAACAAATAGCGGTTACACCAACATAGGCGGTTATGCAGTAATGACAGCAAATGATGAAACAGGATACAGTTCGCTGGTTCCTGATTTTAACCAGTTCCCTTCAAACGCAACACTTGGAGAATATGGTGTATATACAAAATATTGGGCGGCAGTAAACAATAGCACCGTAAATGGACCTGGTGTATATAGATTAGATGGTGGTGATGGAGAACTGTCAGGCAGTGTGTTCACTTTCAATCCTACATCAACCAATGTAACTCTATCAAACTTTAGTGGTTGGAGTTCAAATGATAATTTTGATGTAAACGGTGGATATCTTGGTGGTAAACAAAGTGGACAAAACAAAGCATACATCTATGATGTAAATTACAGTCAACAACGCTTGGATTCAAAACATACTATTACAGTTAGTGGTGCTACCATTGGCAATGTTTTGGTAAGCCAAAATTATATTGCTATAGGTCAATCAGGCAATACATTAGTATATGGTATGTCCTCTGGAACACTTGAACGCACAATAAGCGGTATTACCTGTAGTGGTGTAATATATGATGATATTTTATATAATTTAGATGGTAAAGTTGTTGATTTATCCACAGGCAACACGTTGACTACAATAACTATTTCTGGTGCTACTATAACTTTTGTAACAGTAAGCGAAAGATATATTGCATATGCACACAAAGGTAACAATGTTTATCTTTATGATAGAGAATATTACGATCATATCAAAACCATTGCGTCTTCAACTTCTACCAATGCTTCAAGTTTATGGGCAGAACAAATTGCTATTGTAGATGATGAAGATGGCGGACCTAATCATACTTTATGGATTGGTGACGGCGGCGTAGATTACTACGATTCAGGAAGTGGTATAACATATACAAATGTAGGTGCTGTAAATCAGTATGATAGTTAAGGATTAAAAGATGGCGACACAACCTAAATTTAGAATAAACGGATTAGTAGACACAAGCAAGAATGTGTTGGATAACATTGACACTTTGGCAAATCAAAGTGGTGCGTTCATCAGTTGGGATCCTAACACAGGCAAATGGATTGCTATTCTAAATGATGCTTCACCTGCTACTATAGGTTTTCAAGATTCAAACATCATAGGTGAAATAAATGTCAGTGGCACTGGCATTACAGAAATGTATAATGGTGTAAGTGTCAAGTTCCCACACAAAGATATGCGTGACACTGTTGATGTTGTTGACATTGAGATAGACAGTGCAGACAGATATCAGGGTGAAATTGACAACATATTAGAATTAAATTTACCTCACACAAATGATCCTATTCAAGCACAATTCATTGGCGGTAGAGAATTAAAACAAAGTAGATTAGACTTAATTGTAGAGTTTAGAACTGATTTTGACAGTAACAATATACAAGCAGGAGATATTGTTGATATAACGAATACTGCTTTAGGTTTTGTAAACAAAAAATTCAGAGTAATTCAAATTGATCAAGAAGATACAGATGATGGACAATTAATCTATAGTATAACAGCACAAGAATATGATGGCACAATCTACACTGAAAGCGGATTGTCATATGAAAGACGTTCAAACTTCAATGGTATTAAATCTAAAGTATTCAACGCAGAAATAGATCAAAGTGATGATGCCAAAACAGGTTTTGACATTGCAAAATTGTTAGGCGCAAATGCATTGTTAGGTATTGCAAACGGTTTGTTCAAAAATATTCTTTCAGCAGATGAAGACACAGGTGTTCTAACACAAGATATACAATTTAACAATGAAGACACACAAAAATTAATGGAGGCAGGTGCTAAAAAACCATCTCTTACACACGCTCCTGCAGATGGACCTACAGCACAAGGTGATGGTAGTTCATCAGATCCAATTCAATTGTGTCCAGGACAATCTTCAACATTATCAGTCAGTCATGATTGTGAAGTATGTTTCTTAGAAACACCAAATTATAATTATGATTATACTGTAAGTGGTTTGAGTGCAGGTGAAATAGATATACCATTAACAGGCACTGTCACAATGAGCGGTAGTAGTGCAAATTTAACATTTACTGTAGACAATATATCTGCAGATAAGACTTTTACTGTTCAACTTGGTGATAATACCACACACTATAGAGTGTATAATGAACCATCAGAATATGTTCAAGGCGTAACAGCAACACCAAGTTCAATCACAGAAGGACAAAGCACAACTATCAATGTAGCAACGGTAGGTAAAACCAATGGTGATACACTAAATTATACAATTAGTGGCGATACAAGCAGTATTAGCACAGCATTGTCAGGCACTGTTACTGTAACGTCAAACACAGCAAGTTTAACTATAAACACAACAGACGATAGTGCATTCAATGCTGATGAAACCTGCACAGTAACATTTACACCAACAGCAGAAAATTCATGTACGATTGCAAGTAACACAGTTGACGTAACAATTCAAAATAACGCAACAACAGGACCTCAACCACCTGCAGATACTACTTGTGTGTATGAATTAGTGCCTATTGTATGGTGTGCTGTGTATGATGGCACAAGTGGTGCACTTACAGACGTTACTGTAAGAAGAAGTGCATACTTACCTATACCACAAGCAGGAGAAAGCACAGTTACAGTTCCACTTACTTGTAGCGTTAGTGGTGGTGCAATGCAAATTGATACAACTATAAATGTAGCAAGTTCAAGCAGTTTAGGCGGAATACCATATAATGTTATTACGTCATTTAACAGTGTAGCGGCAAATGGATTAATTACAGGAACCACTACTACTGTGTATGGATACGATCTATAAACTTTTTGAGACGTTTTTTCACGTTTTTTGACGTTTTAGATGGTATTGGGGTAAATACAATTGACAGGACAACTCCATGTTGTCTGTCATATAAGAAACAGACAACATATATCAAAGAAGGAGAAATATTATGTCAGCGGCTTCAGATTATTTAGAAGATAAGGTATTGGACCACGTGTTAGGCAACACAGCGTTCACACAACCATCAACAATCTATCTTGCGTTATTTACAGCAGATACAGGTTTAGAGTCTAACTCACCATCAGCAGAGATTTCAACATCATCTACTGGTTATGGTAGACAAACAGTATCATTTGGTGCGGCAAGTTCAGGTTCAGCATCTACAGATGCAACTGTAACTTTTTCAGCGGCAACTGCTAACTGGGGAACTATTACTCACGTTGCAGTAATGGATGCTTCAACAAGCGGAAACGTACTGTTCTACGGTGCAGTTACAACTTCAAAAACTATTGAATCAGGCGATACTTTCCAAGTAAGTTCAGGAAACCTAACAGTTTCACTTGCTTAATTAAGGTTATGAGGGTGTCACAACGGCACCCTCATTCTACAAACACGATAGGAGAGGTATTGCTATGTCAACAATAGTTTTAAGAAACACAAAAGGTTCAGCGTTGACAATCGCGGAAGCGGATGCCAACATCAATAACCTTAACACAGATAAATTAGAAGATATTACGTCAGAGTCTATTGGTGATCTAAGCGATGTCAACACATCAGGCGCTACAGACGGACAAGTATTAACATACAGTAGTTCAAGTAATCAATTTGAACCACAAACACTTTCAAGTGGTGGTATTAGCAATGTTGTAGATGATACATCTCCTCAACTTGGCGGAAATTTAGACGTCAATGGCAGTTACATTGTGTCTACTTCAAATGCAAACGTTGAATTTGAACCAAACGGCACAGGTTGGGTTGAAATACGTGGTAACACCAACGACGGAACAATTCAACTTAACTGCACAGCAAACACACATGGACAAAAGATAAAAGCACAACCACACAGTGAGGCAGTAACCAACACTATGCTATTGCCTAAAGGTTCAAACTCAACATTAGTGTCAGAAGTAGCAGAACAAACACTTACAAACAAAACTTTTGAAGATTATAAAGAAACAGTTTATGCTATAGGATCAAATGATTCACCAACTATCACAGTTAGCAATGGAAATGTGCAAACTGTAACAATTACAAGTGGATTGAGTTTACCTGCATTTTCTGACGCAAGTGCTGGACAATCAGTAACGCTAATTGTAAGTGGTTCAGGCACTGCTTCAGGCACAGGTGCTTACAAATTTGCTGGCGGAAATAAAACACTAACAACTGAAAGTGTTGTTAGCATATTTTATGACGGGACAACTTATTACACTTCTATAGCAACAGATTTCCAAGCATAAGGAGAACAGGATGCCATTAGGAGCAAGTAGATTAGCATTTTTAAGCAAGACAGCAGAAGCGGCGGCGGCACAGAGAACCGCACTAACGCTTGATTCAAGCAACACCAGTGGAACTTCTGAAATAGACACTGCACAATACAAGTTTGGTGGTAGTAGTTTTTATCAACAAAATGGTGCAATTACAGTTGATGCAGATGAATTAAACACAGAATTAGGTGGAAACACTTGGACTTATGAGTGTTGGTTCCGTAATCCAGATCAAAGTAATAATCAATATATTTCCTTTACTGGAAATTATTCTACAGATGATTGGCTACTTTATTTTTATGGTAGTATTAACAGGGTTCAATTATACAGTGGCGGTGATGGATGGAGTATCAATGATACTTCAATTACTTCAGGTGGCTCATGGCATCATATTGCTTGGACAAATGACAACGGAAGCCACGCATTATATGTAGATGGCACAAGAGCAGGCACAAATACTTCATCAGGTAGCACAAAATTAGGACCTACAGGTTCTACATTTGCTTTAGCAGGTGGAGTTGTATCAGGAACGAATGATTGTCATATAGATGAAATCCGTATTTCAAGTTCTGTTAGATACACAGGAGCAAGTTTTACTGTTCCTACTGCGCCATTTGTTAATGATAGTGATACAGTATTATTATGTCACGCAGATGGAACAGACGGTGACACAATATTCATTGATGACAACGGTGATAGAGCACCTGAGGGTATACAAGCCAATGGCGGCGCAAGTATTTCAACAGCACAATCACAATTTGGAAGTTCAAGTTTTGCGTTTGATGGCACTAATGATTATTTAGAAGTTGATACAGATAATTCAGGCAACTTTGATTTTGCACAGAATGATTTTACTGTTGAGTGTTGGGTTAGACCAGACAGTACAACAGGTCAAAGAAGTATCATAATTGGTAAATCTCAAACAGCATCAATACATCTTGAAATTGTTAACGGTGTTTTGAGAGTTGGTAGAACCAATGCCGCTTGGGATATTACAGGCACAACATCTTTAAGCAATAACACTTGGTATCATGTTGCTCTTGTTAGAAGTGGCAACACCAAAACATTGTATTTAGACGGTTCAAGTGAAGGCACAAAAGATGTTACAGGCATTAATGAAAAGTTTAGCGATTATTTGAACATTGGTGCTTACATTCGTGGATATAATTTCTTTGACGGACATATTGATGAAGTGCGTATTTCAGACAACGCAAGATATACCAGTAACTTCACACCAAGCACAACAGCATTTACCAATGATTCAAACACATTATTGTTATTGCACGGTGAACAACACGATGCTGACACAACCGTAATATTTGATGACAACGGTGGAACACTTCCAACATATAGTATTACATATGGAACGGCTGAATATGCTGTAGAACTTGATGGTTCCAATGATGGTTTTTATGCCTCAAGTGCTATTTCACCAAGCACAACAGCGTGGACTTATGTTGCTTGGTTTAGAACAGACACAACTTCTGCACAAAAGTTTTTATGGGAAGATTTTGAAAACGGTAAACCACCAGTTCAAATATCACTTGAAAGTGGCGGATACATAAACATTCTTGTTAAGGATAGTACCAACGCAACTAAATGGCAAGCAAGAGAAAGCGGTGCCGTAAGTGCTTCAACTTGGCATTGCTTGTTAGCAAGTTATGATCCAAGTGCAGGAACGGCAAGTGCTTATTTGTATACAAAAGGCAATGGCACACCAAATGCTATATCAAATTCCACTTCACCTGCCACAGCAACTTTTGATACTAATATGTATAACAGCACGAAATCACAAGGTATTTGGCAACGAGGCTATAACGGTATTTTGAGATTTGACGGTGCTGTTAGTGACACTTGGTTTGACACAAGTTATATTGATTTTACAAGTTCATCAAATAGACAGAAGTTTGTTAGTGCAACTGGAGCACCAGTAGACTTAGGCAGTGATGGTAGCACACCAACAGGTAGTGCCCCAGACTTTTTCTTTAGTGGACCTGCATCAAGTTATGGAACTAACTTAGGTAGTGGACCTTCTACAACAGCAGATGGCAGTGCTACTGATTATACTTCATCAACACCAGCAAGTTAAGGAGTCCATTAGATGGCGACACGATACGTTGAAAGTGGTTATGTAGAAGCAGGTTACTATGAAGTTATAGTTGAACCTCAACAGTACGTTGAAAGTGGTTATGTTGAACCAGGATATTATGTTGGCACTGAATTTGTAATAACATCAAGTGTTACAGCAGATTTAACAGAAGTTACAGCAGTAGAAGCAAGTGCTTCTCTTTCAAGTCAATTTAGTTTAAGTGCCAATGGTGGATTTGCAGGCGTTCTTGAAGCAAATTTGAATATATCATTTGACTTTGACACAACTGCTGTCAAAACTGTAGATGCAAGTGCTTCATTTGGCGCACTGTTTAGTCCTACAGTGGTAACAGGTGCTGTTAAAAGAATTGAAGCAGATCTTACTTCTTCAATTAGCATGAATGCTTCAATAAGCAAATTTACAGGCAATGAAGCAACTCTTAGCAACATTGTTAACCTTAGTTTACAAGGTGCCAAGACAGCAGGTTACAATGCCTCGCTCTCTTCTGCCTTCACACAAACTTCTACAGCAAACTTTACAGCAAACACAACTGCTACAATAGTAGCAACTTCAAATCTTACAGAAACTTCAGGATTCTTAATTGAACCAACTGCAGGTAATGCAAGTGGTAGCAGTGTTATAAACATTACAATTAGTTCACACCTGTTTACAAGTAAATGGCCCGCAAATGGTAGACCAGTTACTTGGGAAAAACGTTCTGGCGTTACAACTTACACAGGCAGTGAGATAGATTTCAGTAGCAGTGAGAAAAAATACGGCACACACAGTTTACAAATTAAAAGTCCAGGTTATAATGTAATTTCAAGCGGTTTAGAAATTACAAATAACAGAATTGCCGCTGATCAGGATTTTGTGTTTGAAATTTGGGCAAAGCAAGAAAATGACAACTATAGTTTAACAGACGACATTGTAATGGCATTGACTAATACTGCCACAAACAATGTAAGTAACGATTTTAACAGTCCTGGCACTTTTCCATGGTTTATCATTGGTGCTGATGGTGATTATATTGCCGCAAGATTTAGACAATTGGATGGAACTATTATTACACTAAAAGGGGTAGGTGCTGTAAAATTAAATGCCTCTGATTGGGACAGCAGTTGGCAACACATAGTATTGAGAAGATACAACGGAAACACAGTTGAATTACGTGTTAACAATGTATCAATTGACACAGTTACTTACTCAGGTGCTATTGCAGGATCAACAACTAACGCCACACAATATGGTAGGTTGTTTCTACGTAATATTGACAGCGTACCGTCAAACGGCGATATGTTTTTTGATGGATTACATTTTCAAATTGGCACAAGCACTATTACAGGATACTCAAGCAATCCTGCAGGTTCAGGCACAGAATACACAAGAGTTTTAAATAATTTTGACAACAATTTTGATGACGATTTAGGTTTAACATTAGAAGCAAATGCAACTATAACAAGTCAAGCATCTGTTTCTGCACAAATAGGCGGCACATTTTTAGGCACTGCTACAGCAAACAGCGAAGCAACTCTTACAGCAAGTGCAGAAGCAGTTTTAGGTGCAGATGCTACACTATCAACACAAGCAACTGTTAGTGCAACAGCAACAAGAATAAAACAAGCAGACAGCACAATTTCTGCACAAGCGTCAGTAAGTGCAGATATCAGCAAAACAGTTGATATAGACAGCAGTGTTTCAAGTGCATTTACAGGTGTATTTGATGTTAATGTCCAAAGAAATGCAATTGGTGATTTTGATTCAGTTGCAACACAACTTACTGCGGCAAGTAAAATTGGTGACTTCTTTATCAATGCAGACAGTCAATTTACAGCAACAGCAACAGCACAAGTTACAACGGACATTGATGATGTTCTTTCAAGTTCTTTTGCTCTTTCAGCAAGTGAAACGACACTGTTCAAAGCATTTGATTCAAGCGTATCAAGTGCGTTTACAACAAGTGTTACAGCAACCAAAACCACAGATGTCAACAGCACACAATTAAGTGCTGTAACAACAACTGCAAGTGGCGACAGAATAAGATTTGGCGTAAGCAGTGTAACAGCAAATGCTAATTTGGTTGTTGAAACATCACCATTCAGAAATGCAGAAGCAGATCTATCAAGTTCATTTACACAACCTACAACAACAGGTTTACGCATAAAACAATTAGACGCCACTGTAAGCAGTGCTTTAACAGTAACAGCAGACGCTATCAAGGCAGTAAGTGCAAGTGGTAGTGCATCAAGTGCATTTACACAAACTACAGACGTTCAAAGAACACGTGATGTTGATGCAGACTTTGATTCAGTTGCTACACAGTTAACAGCAGTTGCTAAAATTGGTGACTTCTTGATTGATGCAGATGTTGTAGCAGGTTTAACTATTGTAGCAACTAAAACCACAGGCAATGTTATTGCAAGTGATATTAGATTTACTGTAGACGCTGAATATGGTATAATCAAACAAGGTGCTTCTGCACAAAGCAGTGCATTCTCTGTTCAAGCAGAAGGCACATCAAACATTACTGCTGAGAGTGATTTAGACAGTGCAATTACAGTAAGTGCTGATGCAATCAAAACAGTAGAAGCAAGTGCATCATTTGGTGGTGCTGGTGGATTTGTAGTAGCGGCAGTAGCAACAAGAAACAACGAAATAATTGCATCAAGTCAGTCAACACTAACAGCAGTTGTTAAACGTACAAGACAAACAGATGCAGATCTTTCAAGTGCAATATCTACGCAAATAACCGCTGGAAAACAGGTAGATGTTAGCAGTTTAATAAATAGTATAGTAACAATTAGTGCTGATGGTAGAATAATAAACATTGACGACATTGTTTACACTATACCAGCAGAAACACGTGAGTTTTCAATTGTTGCTGAAACAAAAGAATATACTATTGTAGCAGAAACAAGAGAACACACAGTAACCTAAGGAGAAAACAATGGCGATTAACAGAGCAGGATTTGAACAAACATCAACAGGTTTGCAAATCACAAAAGACCCAGAAGCACAATTGATTTACACATTCAATTGGAGCGATTATTTAGAAACAGGTGATGGATTAAGCACAGTGGCATACACAGTTGCGGCAAGAAGAAATGATCCTACACCACCTACAATTGAAGACAGTGGTATCACAGGTGACAAAACATTTGTAGAACTGTCAGGTGGACAAAAAGACAAAACCTACATTGTAACCTGTAAAATTACAACAACAAATGGTATTGTAGATAGACGTAATTTTAGAATAAAAGTTCTTGACAGGAGTGCATAATGAGTGATATTAACGAATCATATGCAAAGTTAGACAAACGCATGGCATTGCTTGAGCAACGTTTAGATATCATACAAAACAATCATCTGAAACACATACAAACGGACATAGACGCAATTAAAAAATATTTTCTCTGGGGAGTGGGGGTTGTGTTCGTTCAACTAATAGCAGTCATAGGCGTTTTGATTTCAAATATGTAACAGGTGTTTTAGGTTCTGCCTAAATACAGTATGGACCTTCAAAAACTTATACAACAGGGCATAATTGAAGAAAAGGAAAAAACCGTTGCAGAAGAAGCGGCGCCTCCTGAATATAAAATTATTCATAAACCAAAACCCTGCGAAGATTGCGGCACTATTGTAACCAATAGAATACTCAACACAAGATTAAACAAAGCACCTTTTACACACTACAAAAGACAATGTAGTATATGCAAGAAGTATGAGAATCCTGAAACTGGCAAATTTGACCTAAACAGTTCGCAAATACAATACTATTACAGATATATGCATAAATACTAATGTAGGAACAAGGATTCTCCGTTGAGGTATAGGCTGTCACTTATTCCAAAAACGATATCTAAACTTGTATTGCCATTACAGCGTTCCTACTGTTAGTGAATTATCCTATTGTTAATATTCCTAATATCATGTTATATTCACTAACACAGAAACCCCCGCAAAGGGGGTTTCATCTTTTGTAAGGGGGCATATGGCTGTCAAAAAACGCAAAGGTCAAATATCCATCAATTATAAAAGGTTTTATTGTGGCGAAGAAGTCAAACCAACACGTTTTGTATACAGCGGCGGACACAGCATCATGGCAGGATGTATTGGTGATGGCGAAATCATACGCGATGCCAATGGCAAGGTAAAACCATTCAAATCTATCTAAATCACAAAAATATACCTTTTGGTGTCTACATACTAAATAAGTGTGTAAGGCAATACAGGCATTTCCCATAGGCAAACAAACAAGATCAAGGTTGGTCCGCCGTATGACATTGGACTACTGAATCCCTTCTGATGTGAGAGGGTAAGTGACATTGCTTGTTATGTAACTCTAAAGACTACCCAGTTATGCTGGATGCCCAAAGGACTTGCCCATGCAAGATTTACCTTTCTTTAGTTTTAATGGTTGATTGAGAACGCTCAATGTAAAGTGAGTTGGACGACACGCCGCAAGGTAACCAACAAACTGTTAACACCTGCTTATCTAATGGCAGTTAACAGTTGCGTAAGATAGCACGTAATCAGTGATAGCAAAACCTACTGACCCTATATGGTTGTGTAATTAGATCTCATGAACGATCCCAAGAATTTGGAGTGAGTTGATTTGTTTTCATGCCAAAAAATAGGCGTGATCTCATTTCACTCACTCCAAGTTTAAAAAAGAAATCTTGTTTGAGCGATAGCGTTTATGAGTGTTGTTTGTGAACGAGTGCAAACGAGATGAACAAACTGCACGAATATATCAACGCAGTTGATATCTAATAATTCATAAATTGCCACTTATTATATGATATTACTAAATACAAATATAACGTTATCAGTGAGATTATATGAGCAGTTTATACACAGAATTAAGAAAAGAATACCTAAAAACATGGCGTATATGGTATGTTATGAATCAAAGATGTGATCCTAAGTGGAGAAAGAAATACCTACGCAATGACAACAGTTACTATGAAATAGTTGATGAATGGAGTCGTGAAGAATATGGCGAAGAAGGATTTCTCAACTTTTTTGACACAGTAGGTGATTTGGAACACGTGAGTGATTTGCATAGACGTGACCCATCAAAACCATATGGACCACACAACTACGTCAAAGGCGATTGCACTTCAAGAGTCAACACCAGTAGTTACTGCAACTCACCTTCAGCAAGAGGTTTCAAACGTGCAAAAGCAAACGGCATACCACAATGGGTATATTATAAAAGGTTAAAAGACGGATGGACAATCAAAAAGGCAAGCACAGCACGATACGTGAAGCAACGCATTGGTTAACACTCAACGAAGACGAGTATGAGATAGCAGAGTTCATACTTGACAATGAATGCGAAGCGTGGTGGAATCCAGAAGAAGGCGAATATGCAGTGAAAAATCCAACCAAAGCATTCAAAGTATGGTGCGATATACACAGTTTAGAACTGTACGGAGATTAATTGGTTATTTGTCCAAAATAGTTGTCCAAAATCATTGACAATCACACTACTAGACTGTATCGTAGTAATCTAACAATTAGGAGAACACAATGTTAACAACATATACAGTAATATCGCAGAACACTAACACAGGCAAGATTGTAGAAACTGCTACATATGACAATCTTGAGTATGCTCGTATCCATTATGACAATCTAAGTCAATGGGATTCAAACAGAATCATTCGCAAACAAGGCGACACAATTACAGTGGTTGAAGAAATCTAATAGAAACCAGGTGCCTGTGCAAAACTGCCCTAAAGTGACTGTAAAAATGGTAAAACTGGTAAATATTAGCACACAATAACTCCAAAGGAGGCGAGGATACAATGTCCGTAGATACAAACATTGGCAAAAACAAAACAGGTCCTAAACCTAAGAAGATAGTAGAAGCAACCATCAAAGGTATTGCTGTAGGTAGAGACAAGAAAGTCATTCCCCCAGAAGATGTTGAAAAATTAGCGGCATTAGGATGTCGTGATAACGAAATCTCAAACTATTTTGGCATCAAGGAGGATACCCTACGCTACAACTTTGCGGATAATCTTACAAAAGGGCGTGAAGAACTAAAAATTACACTAAGACGTGCTATGCTAAACAATGCGTGTAAGAATATGAACGCAAGTGTTCAAATTTTTCTTGCTAAAAACCTATTGGGCATGGCAGATCAACCACTTAATGCAGAAGACAATCAACCTCTACCATGGGTAGAAACAAAGGAGACTGACGATGAAGAAAATATCACATAACAAATGGACTGACGGTGAACACCTATATGAAGGCAATCCAAGAGATGGATTCAAACGTATTGGTGATGAAAAACGTGCCAAAGAGATTGTAGAAGCAATCAAACAAAGTAACGACAAAGTCGTAGAAGGCAGTGCCTTTGAATTGAAACAACCAAAAAAAGAGGTTGACACAGAAGACAAAGAATAGTATAATATAAACAATGGCAAATAACAATAGGAGTTAACAACATGAATATAGATTGGAACGATTTTTTTGATGTTATCGCAGAACAAAACAAGTATAACAACGAAAATGGTCAGATACCAAGAAGTACCTTTATCAATCGTTGGCACAATCTAACGAACGAAAAGGTAGAGAACATTATCAAAACAGCAATAGTGTTCAAAAAACAAAACAATATCAAAAACAGGCATTTTGTAGAAGCAGTAAGACGTGTGAGCGACTATCTGCTTAACAATCATCAATTTCACGAAAATGTCTGCAACCCTACAATTAGAGATGAAAAAAGATTGGCCAGAGAATACGGCAAGAAATTTAAAATTAATCCATACAGTGGTAATACCATTAAAACAGATTTCTTTTGGTTGATGCGTATCATTGCAGAAATGTATAATGCACATATGAATGTTCCTATTGAGAACAAAGATTCAGACGTCAATAGTTTTCCTTCAGATTGGGACGGTTTAGATCCAGAGTGGGAAACACCTACAATGTTTGAACGCCAATTTGAGTTTTCGTAAGAGTGTCGTTAACTTATCAGACAGTTAACTCCTTTTTCAGGCACACTTATGACTGCCTGGGTATGCAGACAAACTGCCCACTTTACTTTATGAAAACAAATCTTAAATATAAACATGAAGAGCAGAGATTGGTGGGAAGGAGACGGTATGTTTAACAATGGATTTGATCCTTACGCAGAACTACAACAGTTGAGATTAGAAAGTGTCAACCAACGCAATCTAATCAATCAATTAATTACCAACAATAACAAATTGCAGGACCTGTTGATGGAATTAAGCAATCAACATCAAAGCATTGCAACCAACTACAAAACATTCAATCACAAGTTGGCAATAATAAAAGCAGACTTAGAAGACCTACGCAAGAATACTCTTGTGTTCTCCAATGATTTAGACGCTGATAAATAGATCTGCTAAATACTGTCATGCAGTTAGCAAAATGGCAGTCAGAAGTAAGCAATTTTTCAGAAAGATATATTACTGTAGTAGCAGGAAGGCGCTCTGGTAAGACCTATCTTGCTATTCGCATGATTGCCTATCATGCTCGTGTGCCAAACCAAAACATATTCTATATTACAGCAAGTTACAGACAGGCAAAATTAATTGCTTGGAAATTACTCAAAGAAAAGATGTTGGACCTACGTTGGGTTCAAAAGATTAATGAAAGTGAACTTACTATTATCCTTAAGAATGGAACCACAATCAGTCTCAAAGGTGCAGAAAATTATGCGTCACTAAGAGGTATCAGTCTTTCATACTGTGTAATTGATGAGGCGGCATTAGTAGATCCTGATGCATGGTATGAAGTGTTGCGTCCAGCATTAGCAGATCAGAGAGGCGGATGCCTCTTTATATCCACACCAACAGGCAAGAACAATTGGTTGTTTGATCTATACAATATGCCAGAGAAAAACAGTGAATGGCGCAGTTACAGTATCACAACAGCAGACGCAGGATTTGTAGAACTTGAAGAAATAGAACAAGCACGTTCTGAAATGAGTCTACAGCAATTCAAACAAGAGTTTGAAGCAAGTTGGGAAGTATCTAACTCACGTATTGCATATGCGTTTGATAGAGAACACAACATTAAAGAACTACCTCAAGGTTTAGACACAAGAACCATATTATTAGGTTGTGACTTCAACGTTGCGCCAATTGCAGGATGTATATTTGTCCAAGACAAAGACACACTGTACTGTATAGATGAAATACAAATGTATAACTCAAATACCCAAGAATTAGCAGACGAAGTTAATCGCAGATATCCAAACTCAAAGATATTTGCATTTCCAGATCCAAGTGGCAACAGTCGTAAAACAGCGGCGAATGGAGCAACGGATCATACAATACTACAGAACGCAGGATTTGTAGTAAAAGCACCGCGAAGACACGACGCAGTGCGTGATAGAATCAATGCAACCAACGCCCGTTTCTGTTCTGCAGATGGCGTTAGACGCTTGTTTATAAGTAAATCGTGTAAATACACTGTAGAGAGTTTAGAAAAATATAATTACCGTGAAGGAACGCAAGTTCCTGACAAGGGTGGTAAGCAGGACTATTCACACCAGTTTGACGCACTCAGTTATTGCGTTGCTTATATTTTTCCACTAAAACGTGAGGTTGAACCTGCACAACCACAAAGATGGGGAATAAGATAAGATGGATGCATCACAATTAATTGAAAATCAAATCGCAACCCTGCTATCAGCCAACGAAGTGTATTCAACCTACCGCGAAAGATGGGACGAACTGTTTCAAGCATACATTGGTGGAGAGGACTATACACAAGCAGGACACTTACACAAATATCAATTAGAAACACAGAATGAATACGCCGCAAGATTAGCAACAACACCTCTGGAAAATCACTGTAAGAGTGTTGTTAGTGTGTATAACAGTTTTCTATTTAGAGAGAAACCATACAGAGATTTTTCAGGTATGGAGAACAGTCAGGTTTTACAGGAATTTTTAAAAGACGCAGATCATGATGGACACAACATTGACGAAATCATGAGAGAAGTTTCTACTTGGAGTTCAGTTTTTGGCCACTCTTGGTTGATAATTTCTAAACCTAATTTAGGATTCACAACACAAGCAGAAGAATTACAGGCAGGAGTAAGACCCTACCTTAACCTAATTACACCATTAGCAGTTACTGATTGGAACTATTATAGAACACCAATTGGCAAATACAAATTAGACTTCTTAAAATACATTGAAGATTTCAATGGTGATGTTAGAGTAATCAAAGAATGGACACCAAGTGTAATTAAAACAACCACAGTTGATGTTGAAAAGAAAAACATTCTTAATGCAGTAGAAGAAGAAAACCAATTAGGTTATATTCCTGCTATATGTGTGTACAATATGAAAAGCAGTGTGAGAGGCATAGGTATCAGTGATATCCAAGACATAGCATTGATGCAAAAACACATCTACAACTGCACCAGCGAAGCGGCAGAAGCAATTAAGATGGACACACATCCTTCTATAGTTGCTACACCAAACACTTCATTGGGTGTTGGACCAGGATCAGTTATTCAAATTGAAGAAGGATTAGATCCAGGACTAAAACCATACACACTTGAATTTTCAGGTGCAAGTGTAGACACTATTCTCAAAGTCATTGACCATTCAATTGGTGCTATTGACAAGATGGCAAACACTGGTGCTGTTAGAGCAACAGAAGCAAGAACAATGAGTGGCGTTGCATTAGAAACTGAAATGAGTCTACTAAATGCACGTATCAGTCAAAAGGCATCAAGTCTTGCACAGGCAGAAGAAAACATCTTCAAAATTTTTGCTGACTACATAGGCAGTGAATGGACAGGATATATTGAATATCCAAACTCATTCAATATCAGAGACAAAGACAGAGAGATTCAACAGTTACGCACAGCACGTGAAACTGCTACTGATCCTGCTGTAATCAAACAGATTGACAAACAGTTGGTAGAGTGGATGGATCTTGATGAAGAAGATGAAACAATGGTATTGGATAAACTAAACACCTTTGTTCCCCACGTAATGTTTTCACCAGAGGGCGAAAGAGTAGTTGCACAAACAGAGCAACAACATCTTGAACTGGCGGCACAAGGGTATACACATGAGGAGCAAAACAATGGCGATGCATAAAAAGAAAAAGAAAAAAGGTGGGAAGCGAGGCGGCAAACGCGGCGGTAAACGATAAGGATCTGTGGAAAGAATATTTTCACAGCATACGTCACGTATGTCCATGGAGTTGGAGCGCCTACAAAAGGAACAAGATAGAAATTGTTTTGTGGCGCGGCGACACAGAAGATTTAAACGGTTTAGAGGCAAGAGTTCACGTAGTTTATAACTCTACCCCAAGACTGCTCAAGAAGATAGAGCAACGCATGAACCGTAACAGAGAATTTGAAGAGTGGTTACACAGTCACCCTTCATTTGGGATTAACTCTACGCCCGTTCCTGTTTTAATACAACAGGACAGAATAGGGTTAGAAAACGCAAGGAAAAACCAACTAAAGACGGTTTGATTTGCAAAAGAATAAATATGAATACAAACTCATTTAAGGAGGCGATGCACGATGTCAGACAATACATTGGTTAATGAAACAGTAACTGATACTGGAACAGAAGAAACTGTAGAAAATCAGGCAGAAGTAAAAACTTTCACTCAGAAAGAAGTAGACGATATGATGGCCCGTATGAAAGGTTCAATCACACGTAAACTTGAAGGCAAATATGCTGATTTGGGTGACCCAGAAGAATTGCGTAAACTAAAAGCAGATGCAGAAAAGCGTCAGCAAGAACAGCAAATCAAAAGGGGAGAGTTTGAAAAGACTCTACAAGAACTTGCTTCAAAAAAGGATGCTGAAATCCAAAAGAGGGAAGCAGTCATTAAAGAATACAAGGTGAATACACCTTTGATAGATGCGGCGGCAAGATATGACAGTGTCAATCCTGCTCAAGTTAAACAGTTGTTAGCATCAAACGTTAGACTATCTGAAGATGGCAATGACGTTGAAGTGTTAGACGATAGTGGAAATGTTCGTTATAATGACAATGGTACCTTACTAAGTGTAGACGACTATGTTAAAACATGGTTGGATGAAAATCCACACTTTAGAAAAGCAGGATTAGCAACAAGTGCTTCACAGAGCAATACAAGAAGTGCTCCAAGCACAGAAGTAGATCTTGCTAATTTGGATATGACGAATCCTGAACATAGAAAACTTTATAAAGAGGCACGTCAAAAAGGTCTCTTGTAATTTAACATTAGCCAAAAGGAGATAATATCATGGCAAACTCAGCATACGCATCCGTAATTAACACAGATGCATTAGTAGTACCTGTAAAAGCCGCTACAGTATACGCGGCTCATGAGAGTTCACTGTTTTTAGGTGGTTCTCTTATCCCTGTAGTTAATGCACCAAACGGTGTTCTACAGGTTCCAGAACTTGCAAACGTTTCTGCAACAACAATTAATTCAGAAGCATCAACAGGTGTGGACATTGACGCTGTTCTACCAGCAGACACAAAAAACACAATCACTTGTGACTTATACGCGGCACGTTCAGTGTTACGTGACTTAGGTGCAATTGATCCAAATGAAATTGGACGTGTTTTAGGTAACGCAGTATCAAAAGCATTTGATCAAGCAACTATGGGCGTAATTGGCACACTTACTGGTCAAGAAATTACATCAGGCGATTTAGATTTAGATGAAATCTTTAGTGCTGTTGGAACAATTCGTGGCAACGGTGAGACTGGTCAATTATATGGTGTTGTAGGCGCAGGCGCTTACGGTGCTTTAATGAGCAACATTGGTTCACAAGCATACGCTGGTGGTGATTTCCAAACAGAAGCATTAAGAAATGGTTTTGTAGGAACTATCGCTGGTGTTCAAACATTTGTTTCTTCTTACTTAGACGACACAAATACTGGTGTAACTGGTGCTAAAATGGCGATCTTTGGAGCAGACTCTATGAGAATCGCTATGCAGAAAAACGTTGACATTGAGATCGCACGTAGAGCAGAAGCAGTTGGTTCTGACATTGTAGCAAGTCTACACGCAAAACCAGCATTGATTGACGCTGGACGTGGCGTAATGATCAAAGACTCAGCGTAAGGAATCGTAGACGATGGCTTTCATTATAGACAATAGCGTAACAATTAGTTTCGCTGATTTTGCAGACGTTCAAGCAAAGGATCAACGTTTGTTTGAGCAGAATGAGGGCCTAACTGACGATGTCGTAGAAGATGGACTTATCAGAGCAACGGAACGCATCCTTACAAAGATGCGTTCTACTGCTTGGTGGCGTTCATACTATGTTAAACAAAGTAATGGATTCACTTTCTCAACTGTAGCAGATATTCCTGCTGTAGATCCAGACAAAATCAAAGCACGTTTGAACGACTTTAGAGACCTCTGTATCTATACTGGTTTGTCAGAATATATCTTACCTATCGTTGCTGATTTTGGCAATGAGGACAATGCTGAAAGGCAGAAGATATCATATTATGCTAACAAGGCAGAACAGATGTTTGGTGAATTGGTTACCGCGGGTGACTGGTATGATTTTGATGGTGACAACAGTATTGTGTCATCAGAAAAAGAACCAGGGCAGTATAATTTGAAAAGGGTGCGTTAGATGCGACAGGAGATACTTGATTACATTAACGGGTTAGCATTAGGAACATTTACTGTTTCAAGTGAACTACCCTATGATGCAAGTGGGTCACCATTGTATGTGCAAAATGTCAAAAAAATATATGTTGACAATGAGCAAACTGCTGTGGAACCACTGGTAACAGCGTTAGACGGTCCAGTGATTGATAACGAAGTTACATCAGTTAGTATCTACTTTTCTGCAGATGCAAAGCAACTACCAGCGAATTATAACACATTAGTTGCTGATTTGAAAAAAGCAAAAAACATTACAACTGTCAGCGGTGTTCACCGTAGAGAGATGGATGTTACAACTGAGTATCAGTCAGACCTAATTATTAATTCAATGGAAATACGTTTCAACAAAGTAACCTAAAGGAGAAAACAAAATGGCTTACATTTATCCAGCACCAGGTGTTACAGGCGTAGAGGCGACTTTGACTATTACAACAAACAGTGGTACAGACACAGTGGGATTAGTAGTCCCAGCACTGCAAGACGTAACAGTCAACAACGCCAACGATGTTTTTACTTGGACACAACTTGATAGTGGATCTAAACAACAGATTGCTACTACTGCTACTAACAGTTTATCAATGAACTTGGTATTAGAGCAAAATACGTTTTTTGGAACTACTGTTTCAGGCGAAGATGCACAAACAGCGGGCATATTTGGTTTATCAAAAGATAAAACAAAAATTGACTTTGACCTTTACTTGGGTGACACTGATGGTGGCGCAACAGGTAAAACAATTTCTGGAAGTGGATACATTACAGGTTTAGCACCTACAGTATCTGCTGATGCACCAGTTTGGGTATCACCAATTACTATTACAGTAGATGGTGACTACACAGTAGCGTAATCCCAATTGGGAGAGCGAGCGAGGGCACTGTATATCCGCGGATATATAGGGGATTATGGGGCGTTTTATATGCCCCATTTTCTTATATATGGTAAATACAATAGAAGGATAGATTAATGGATGTATTAGATCAAAAGACAGACCAAGAACTACTTCAAAGTCTGATTGCAGAAACTGCAAAGGCACAAAACGAAATAAAATGTGCTTACAAAGACTTAGAAAAAGCAACATCAAGAATACGTTTCTTGCTTGTTGTAGCAAACACACTGATTGAAAGACAAGGAGATTAACAGATGAACTTATCAGAATTAGCAAAAGAACCCAAACTAACAAAAGTGACGATTGATGACTCGCAACTTGTAGAGAAGTATGGCGAGAACATTGAGTTTTGGGTATATGACAGAGTTGATATGTCAACCTTTATGAAGTTGGCAAACTTGGAAGGAAAACAACAGATGGAAGAAGTTGTTGATGTAATGAAAAACCTTATCTTAGATGAAAAAGGTAAAGCAATCATCAATGACAAAAACATTCTTCCAAATGATGTAATGATTAAGGCTGTAGAGAAGACTGTGGTAGCGTTGGGAAACTTCGCGACCCAAACTTCGCAGACTTAACACCTCAAGTATCAAATTTATTGATACTTGATGCAGTAGCAAGAAGGTATGGGGTTATGCCTTCATATGTTATGAAGTTTGGGGACAGTTTAGATATGCGGTGTGCAAATCTTGGAAATGCATACGAAGCATATGTAAATAAAAAAAGTAAAAGTGGTAGGTTAGACAAAACAGACCATGGTTATTCAACAGAAGATTTACAGTCTATGTTGAACAATGTAAAGGAGCGTAAGGGTGGCAGTAAAGATAGTTAGTAACAGGATGGGTCCAAGCATAGGCAAAATCATATCAAAATTTGAAAGATTGCCTAAGGATGCTTACAATTATTGGAAAAGCATAACACCTATACGCACAGGTAACGCTCGCCGTAGAACACGTCTACAAGGTAGCAAAATCAAAGCAAACTATAACTACGCAGTACCGCTTGACAAAGGACGTAGTATTCAAGCACCTAAGGGTATGAGTGGTCCAACAGAAGAATTCATCAGAAATAAAATTGAAGATGATATTTTAAGGAAATAAGCCATGGCAGATTTAAGATACCAAGTAGATGTAGATACAAGGGGTGCCCAAAGGTCCTTAAGTTCTTTAAAAAGCACTATATTAGGTGTTGGTGCATCACTTGGTGTTGCATTTGGTGCCAGAGAAATTGTTCAAATTGCGGCACGTTTCCAAGACTTACGTGCAACACTTAATCTCTGATACAGAGACGTAGAAGGTGCAGGCACTGCGGCATTTGAACAAATCAAAGCATTTGCTACAGAAAGTATTTTTTCAGTTGAAGATTTGACAACTGCTGTTGTAAAATTAAAAGCGGCAGGACTTACACCAACCATTGAACAATTACGTTTATTTGCTGATGTATCAAGTGTTGCAACAGATTCAGTTGGTGCACTACAAGCAATTACAGACTTGTTTGCAAGAACAACAGCGGGTGGTTTGGGTCTTGAAGACTTAAACAGATTACAGGATAGAGGTATTCCTGTATTTGATATTCTACAAAAGAAATTAAATTTAGCACGTTTAGAAATATCTGAATTTGGTAAAAGTGCGGAAGGTGCTCAAATTATACTTCAGGCACTTACTGAAGGATTAGAAGAAACATTTGGTGGTGCATTTGAACAAAAAGCAAATAACCTGTCAGTTGCATTTTCAAACTTGGAAGATGCACTTGCTAACACAGCAGATATAATTGGACAAGCAGGATTAAATGAAGAATTAGGTAATCTAATTAGAAGTTTAACTGAAGTTATTGAAAAAAATAAACTCTTCATTAAAAGTTTTACTGAAGGATTAATTGTTGCTATTAAGGTATTTGCGGCACAATTAAAATATGTTATTGGATTACTTGCACTTGTATTTACGGTTCAAACAATTACAAGATTAATTGCGGCAGTAAAAGCATTTAATGCTATGCGAGTAGCAATAGGTGGAGCGGCAACTGCCGCCGCTGTATTGCAAGGTGTCACTGGTATTGGTTTAGTTAAACTTGCGGCAGGTATGGCGGCAGTTGCAGGTGTTGTTGCTGGCATCAACGAAATGGTTGGTGATGCTGGTGATGAAATTAAGAAACTTGAAGAAGATGCAAAAGCCTTACAAAATTTAGAGACTGGTCCTTTAAGTTTACCTGATGCTCCAGATACAAATATCAAAGGATTCAAAACTGAATTTGAAGAACTAAAGAAAAAACAAGATGAAGTTGCTCGTAGCAATATCAACTATTTCAAACAATATAAAGATAGTGTACAAGACGTTAGAGACCGCGTAACACAAGAAACTAAAATTTTAAATTTAACAGAATCTCAAGCAAAAGTTCAACGTGAATTGAACAATTTTGAAAGAGACTATCACAACACTATACGTCCACTACAAGAAAAATTAACACAACTAAAATTAAAAGATACAGATGCGGCACGTTCACAAGTTGACGAAATAGAAAAACAGATTGCCGCAATTACAGAACTTTACAATACAAGTAGAGCAGGACTAAAAGCAGAATTAGAATTACGCGAACAAATCAACAGAGAAAAAGAGCGTGATGAATTATTCTTAAACAATCAAATTAGTCTACAAGACAATTTAAATGATTTAATCAGAGATAGTAAAAATGCTGTTAAAGATTTATCTCTATCACCTTTTGAACGTGAAATTGAAGGCATTAGAAGACAGATTGATGACAAGTTAGTTGGATCTATTAATAATCTAAAACGTGCATGGAAGAACGGTTTAATAACCAATGACGAATACATCAAAGAGATGCAACGTTTAGAAGTATTTGCAGTTGAAGCATTTGAAAAAATTAAAGAACAAGCAGAACGTCAAAGAGAAATACAACGTTCATTCGCATATGGTTGGAAACAGGCATTTGAATCATTT